ACCTTGAACGGCTCTATTACATGCGTCCATAGCCTGTCACTGTAGTGCTCCGGATCGTTGCGCCATTCCCTGAATACCTGCCCGCTGAAACTGTCCCAATCACCATATAGCAGCGCCTTCTTCTCTGCATCAGGCAGTGATGCCAGGTTCGCCAGATAGCCAGGATCATTGTCTAATAGTGCCTGATTGTCAAAGATTGTGCTCGGTATGAATAATCTCGTCCTGTTTATCTCTATCTCCGTGCCGTCAGGTGATCTTACTCTCGTGGCGCTCTTTATCTTCGTCTTCGGTGGCGCCGCCGTTATAAACCGGTCTTTTACCCATGCATGGCCTATGCCGCCCGGGTTGCCTGTTGCCCGCATGTAGATTTCTGTGCCCGGTCCTGTCGGCCTGTTCCTGCTGAACATGTAGCTGTACTCTTCCCAGGTGAAGTGCGTCAGCTCGTCAAATGCTATATAGTCAAATGCCTGTCCCTGATATTTCGTCCTGTCCTTTACGTGCTGCATGGATCCAAAGTATATCTTTGCGCCTGACGGGAATGTCCATACATGCTTTGAATCGTTGTAGCTCGCCTTCGGAAATGCCGCCTTGTATAACTCAAGGCTCCTGTCTATCAGCGCCGCCAGCTGCGGGTATGTCTTGCGCAGGATTAGTCCCCGATAGTGCTTTACATGTACCTGGTGAAGCGCATCCACCAGCAGCGCATCACTCTTCCCGCCTCCGGCCGCTCCGCCAAAGAATACCTCTTCCTCCGGACGCTCAAGAAAATCTGTCTGCTTTTCCTGTGGTGACCATACGCATATGCGCTTGCTCATTCATCCGCCTCCTGCTTCTCTAGCTTCCTTGCCGATTCCAGATATCCCGCCGCTTCACTGTCGTCTGCTCCGTCCATGCCAAATCTCTTGCCTAGCCATTCTAGCGCTTTTAGCTTGTCCGCCATCTTCAGCATGATTCCCTGCTCCGTCTTTCGGATCTCAGCTATTACCGTGCCGTCTACTCTCCGCAGATCCAGTATGTTTACATTGCCGTCCTGTACGTCCACATAGTCACGGATGTCGTAAAATGCTATCCTCATCATCTGGTCTACTAAGTCGTCTAGCTCCAGTAGTACATTCTCTCTCGTTATCTTCAGCAGGTGCGTGATGTAACGCTTTACATCCTTGTCTGCCATCAGCCGGTAGCCGTTTACCCTGGCCGTCTTTATGCTGCAGCCGTATGCTCCGGCATATGCTCCGGCTACGTTCCTCGTTGATGCGTATCGCTCGCAAAACTCCCTTTGCCTTGCGTTTAATTTGCTGCCTAGCTGCTCTAGTCTGTTTGTCTGCTTCTTCTGCCGTGGCTTCCAGTTCTTCTCTTTCTTCCAACGGCTTATTGTCGATCTCGGTACACCGAGTCGCTTCGATATCTCAGATAGCGTTACGCCGCTGCGGTATAGCGCCCTTGCTTCTTTCTGCTTCTCCTCGTGCGCCATCTCTATTGCCTCCTTGTCTGCATTGTACCACGCATTTCCCGTTTCGGGGGTGAAAAACCGGGCCAGCTTTTTTAACTGGTCCGGTCGTTCAATTCGTTCAATCTCGATGTGTTTATCTCATAGCCGTCATTCAGTACCTTTACCGTCACTTTCTTGTCCTTCGCATTCTTCAGATCTGCCCTGGTCAGCACTATACTCTCAGTGCCAAGCTTCGTCAGTAGCGCACGAATCACAGCCTCGCCCCCGCTGGCCTTTGCCTCTGCTATCTCTAACTTGCTTCGCAGTGACTGGATCCGCCGCTCTCGGTCTTTTACTATCATCTCCCAACGCCTGCCCTCTGTCGCTTTGTTCTCCAGGCGTTGCGCCGTTATGCAGCTCCGGTATTCCTTTACGTCGCCGCAGTATTTTATCCGGTGCTCCAGTAACTCCGCCCTGCTGTCAAACTCTGTCCTGTTGTCCTCGCACTTTATCATCCGATTCTTGTCGTACTTGTAGAACGGGCATTCGATCTTCTTCATTCGCTCTCCTTCCTCGCCTTTTTCGGCTAACACAATAACACCCATGGCTTTCCATGCGTGTACTAGCATTTTCTAGCATCTTCCGTCCGCTCGCATATAATGTTCGCGCGCGTGCGATGCTTTTCCGTCCGGTTTTGCTTATTCATCCATGTAGCTCCACCAGTCTATCTCTTCCTGCCTGTCGCCGTGCTTCTTTAGCCACAAACAGTAGTGCTCGTCCTTGTATGGCCGTCGCTTTCGCTTCTTCCACCAGCTCTTTGTCTTGTCCGGGTTCTGCGCTATCATCACATACTCGATGTATACCCTGTGCGTTATAGGATTGTGCCCTCGGTATATGCTGTCCCGGTCTATGTAATATCCGCTCTCCGGCTCTGGCTCTTTTATTATCTCTTCTGCGCTTACCCTCGTGATGTGCCGCTCCGGAATTACCAGGTTCCTGCTGCAGGAGTAACGCAGCCGGTATGGTGACCCGGGGTTGCGGAAGGTCTTAGCTGTCTCCTTGATCAGATACGATGCCAAGCCTCGGAAGTCACCACTGTCATACAGGTAGCCCGCCTTTACATGTCCGTGCCGCCATAGCCGCTGTATATCCGCAAGGTCAAGACCAGCTTGCATGATCAGGTGGTGATGCACCCTGACGTTCGCCCATTCTGTTACCATCACCCACTTAAATTCCCTGCCCTGCTTTACATGCTCCCGCCGCATCGCATTCATGAAAGCCGTCAGCTTCTTCTTCGTCTCTGCTGCCGGGTATACCTCCGCCCATGTCAGTACCAGGTGGTAGTCGCCCGGACAGAAGTTCGCATGTAGCTTGATTGACAAGTTCCTTATTGCACAGTGCTCGTTGTATCTCTGTACCGCCTCCGTCGTCGGATGCTGCTTCGGCGCTCTGTCTCCACCCTTTACTTGCTCCCGCTTGCCTATGATGCGCTCGAATATCATCCTGCCTGCTTTGATGCTCTCTTTGATTACCGCCATCCCTTTTTTCCTTTTTGCTTGAACTAAGTTTAATAACCTATATGAACCGTTAATGCTCTTGCCGAGCGCCCCTGTTTTTTACTATATATATAGAAGCCGGTTGGCAGCTAGTGGCCGGACTATGCCTCTATGCTGCCGTAATACCTTATCGCTTCCTCTATCGCCGCCGCCTGCTCCCTTGTCACATAACACCAAAGCGTCTTTGGCTTCCTTGTCATGCTCAGGCAACCACCGTATACCTCTTTGCGGTCCGATTGGCGGGCACAGCCGTCACAGCTGTCCGGATAACTCTTATATGCTTTGCGTCGTTTCATTTTATATCCTCTTATAACCTCTCGTTAAGCTTCGTTAATACTACGCCCAGCGCCGTTGTCATCTTGCTCGCCCTGTCCGGATCCTGCTCGTGTACCTTCTGTACTATTGCCATTGCCTTGCTGAAGCTTTCCTGTAGCGCATCCGCATGATGCTTGAACGCTAAAGTATCATTGTCACTGTTCGCAAGCCGCTTCTCTAAATCTTCTATCTTTCGCTTGCCTGCTTCTAGCGCTGCTTCGTCTGCCTCTCGCTGCGCCTGCGCCGCCGTCTTCTCTCGCTCTTCTGCATCCGCTTCCGCTTTCTCATGCGCTTCCTTTACCGCCGCCAGTACCGCCTTTTCCTTCTCATTCTTTAATTGCTCTACTTTTTCTTTCTCTCGTTTCCGGAGTTCAGCTATATCTTGCTTTAGCTTCTCCGCCTCTGCCTGCGCTGTCGTCAGCTTGTCCCTCGCTTCTATAAGCGCCGCAAGCTCTTCTTCTGTTATGTTGCCCGGTCGCTGCTCGGACTGTAACGCCGCTAGGCTTTCCTCTAATTGCTTTATCTTCTCGTCCTGCATCCCTAAGTCGCCGTCTTTCGCTATCAGTTCGTCGGCTAATTCGTCTATCTCTTTTAAGTGCTTTCTCTCGATGTCTTTTAACGTGGCTTCTAATGCCTTTTTCTCGTCCGCTACGGCTTTGATTTTTTCGTTTAACTCCCGCACCGTCATTCTCTCTACATCGTTCTCTGCGACGAAGTTTTCCACCTCTTCGCAGGGCAGTGAAATCAGGCTTAACGCCTTGGAATAGCTCAAATTGGCATACGTATTCGTTTTTGAAAATAGCTGTCCAAGCGGTGTACTTTCATCTCCATATTCACGGGCTATTTTCATCAAGTTTTCTACCTGCTTCCGTGTGTGTCCTATATTATCCTCAATGTACCCTAGCCATTCTCCGTGAGGTATGATTTCTTTCAGCTCGATGTAGCACCTGCCTATCTTGATAGCGCCTAAAATGGC